ATGAACCCGCCCCTCGTATCAGGTGCACTGGTAGCCGATTTTGTAGGTGCCAGCCGCGATTGCTGAGACGGTTGCGACGCCCACAGATGTGGTGGTGTTGGAGAAGTATTCAGTATTTGCCGCTAGGATCGTAGGGGCGTAGTTCGAATAGGTGCAGGCGGCAATGGAGGGCCACGCCATGGTCCAAGTGGCGGTAAATAAAATTCCTGTTGAGGACGTGGTCACCACCATCGTCACCACGCCGCGATGTTCGTTGCAGGTGAACCCGTCCGCCGTATCGCAGATTACTGACCCGCTGACGAGCGCTGCGCCTGCGACAATTGTGACCGGGCTTCCGGCTCGCGACGACTGTCCCCATACCCCGTTCTGGCAGGTGTAGATCGTACCCGTGCCCATCACCATCTGCGCGCCGGAACCGGAAGAACACGCTCCGGTGGGAGGCGAAGACACGGTCGTGAACGGGTAGTTGCCGACGATCACCTGACCGAACACCGGCGTGGCAGCAAGCAGGATCAAAAACGGGAGCAGTCTTTTCATCTCGTCACCATGGTTAGCTGCAGTGATAGGTAACTTTGTACGTCCCGTTGATGGGAACAGCCGTTTCGTTGAACGTCGCAGAGGTGGTCGTGACGGTGAAGTAGGTCACCGCCCCGCCTATCAGGAATGCGCCGACACTGTTCGAATATCCGCAAACCGGGGGAAACGGCCACGCGGTGGCCCATGAGACGGCGAACAGGATGCCGGTAGCGCCGGTGCTCACCACCACCGTGACTGTTCCCCGCTGATCGTTGCAGGTGAACCCGTCCGCCGTATCGCAGATGGCCGACCCCGCCCCCACGGCAGGCCCTGCGGCGATTGTGACCGGAGCGCCGGAACTCACCGACTGGGTCCATACCCCGTTTTGGCAGTTGTAGATGATGCCCGTGCTCATGACGATCTGCGCACCGAAGGAGGACAGGCACGCGCCCGCAGGCGGCGTGGACACGACGGCGATGGTGTAGTAGTCGCCAACAATGACTTGGCTCTGCAGAAACGGCGCGGCCAGCGCCAGCAGAATTGAAATCCAGACCTTCCTCATCGCGTCACCAGCAGGGTCACGTAGACCGCGTTGGTGAGAGACCTTACCAAGCCACGGACGAACTTCGCGTAGAAATTGGGAAGCTCGATTCGTCCCACGAAACTGGCGTTCAGGGCGGCGTCGCCGCTCCAGCTATTGATGACGCAGTACTGGCTGTCCTGATCAATGTCCGAGGTCTGGATATCCACCTCGAAGGCTCCGGGGTCGGAAGGGTTGCCATTCACATCGGTAAAGGCCACCTGAAACGAAACCCCCCATGGATAGTACGAACGCGGGATGCGCTCCAGTTGCACCGCGATGCTGGCCTTGCCGGTGAGGTTCGTCTCCTGCTGAAATAAAAATTTCTGCTGGTTCTCGCGCAGGAGAGCCGCGCTTCCTTGCCCCGCATATCCCGGCATAAGTCCTCCTTACGAATCCCAGCCGCCCACGTTGGCCTGCCCTGTCACCGTGCCCCAGACCTGCTGGCTCTGCGGCATCCTCCGCATCTTGGTGAAGTAAAGATCGACCAAGTGCCGATCCATGTTTTTAATTCGCTTCAGGCGGTCGTCGTACTGGTTTCGCATGGCCTGCGAAAGGAACTGCCAGTTCGCGCCCGAGCCGCGCTCCATCTCGTCCCCCTTCTGTGACTCCTTCCACAGGTAGAGCATCTCGTAGGCCCGCATCTTGATCAGTTCGTCGTTCAGCGGGTACGGAACGATGTCATTCGGAGCTTGGAGCGGGGGCCAGTTCGCCTGACAACTGAACGTGTAAGGTAGCTGCATGATCGGGTGCGGCCATAGCTCATAGAGCATCTGCCCCAGAGTTGCGCTGCCCGGTCTGGTGTCCATCCCATACGGCACCAGATTGGTGGGCTGAAGAAAATTGACTCGCTCAGAATCTTCCTCCGACAGATTGATCTGTGTGAACGACCACCAGTTGATCCAGTTGTTGTTGGTGGTGTCGCGGATGGTGTACCAGCGCTTGAATCCGGGCGGGGCCGGAAAATACGCCTGATAGATCATGTAACCGGCGTTGACCTGATTCGGCTCCATCCATGGGCGGTCCAGCGTCAGGGTGGCAAGCAGGTTCACGGCAAAGGACGCCGGAGTGCCGCCCGCCGAGAGGGTGACGAATGGCGTGATGTAGTTGCTGCCCCTGCTGATCACAACGGGGTTCGTCGCCACGGTGCCGTTTCCGGCCACGGTAATGGCGAGGACCGCGCCGCTGCCGGTCATGGATGCGTCCTGCACCGGCACCACGTAAGCCCCCGGAGTCTGGCCGGAGCCGGGAGTAAAGACCGTGGCGTAGGCAACCACGCCGTTGTTGCCTATCGCAATAATGTTGTAGAGCGAGTAAAAGGGCACGCGAATCTGCTGCTGGGTGATCAGGAACGGGGAGTTGGCGCTCCATGCGGCGGTGGCTGCTGCGTCCCCGGTGACGGTGCTGGCGAATGGCGCAACCGTGATGGTGCCCGGACTGAGAAGGGCCGTGCTCGGTCCACCGAGCAGCCCCGGCGTCAGCCAGCCGCCCTCTTTGAGCTGAAAGGAAAACATGTTCTCGTTCTGGACCGCAGCAAGGGCTTCGTTAATTTTCGTTGTACATAAGCCAAAATTTGAACCGGGGATGCCGAGCAATTCCTGCCTCATCGTATCGAGGGACATTTATGCCACCTCCGACCCATAATCGGAGCGCGGGAAATTGGCGTATGTGAGGGGCGAAATCATCCCGCACTCTTCGATGACCGCTTGCCTGTTGCTTTGGCGTAGTCCACTTTCCTGTCGCCCTTCACCAGATCGCGGCCTGCCGCCGCCAGTCTGCTGCCGGTGGCGCGTCCAGCCTTGCTGAGACCCCTGCCCACGGCGCTGATGGCGCGGCGGAACCCGCTTCTCTTCTTTGGACCCGACACCCGTGTCCGGTTTTTAAATGCACTGAGGTCCGGGCTGGACTCGGGGAGCTTCGCCGTATCGCTAGGCGGCTTTTTCGAGGCCCAAGTTGACCTGTATTTACCCGGACCTAAGTTTTCCGACATTGGAGGAGCCGTCTTGTCGGCGGCGGGAGCAGCCTTGCGCTGCTTTCGTTTTGGCGCGGCGGGAGCAGCTTTATCCTTCTGGCTCGTCTTATATTTACGCTCGGACTCGTCTTCATATTCCTTATCTAAAGCCTGTTTTGCCTTGGACAAGGCGCTCTTTGCGTACGATTCCGAATCTGGAACCATGCCCGGAGTGGAGTAGTCGTCGCCCTCACGGCGGATTCTTGCTACCGCGTCGCTGCGATCCTTCGCGCCCATTTCTCTGGAGCGTTTCCGGATATCGTCACCATAACTCGCCATGCTCTCCTCCTCACTTGGAGACGCGTTTACGTGTGGTCCCCTTCGCGCTCTTTTGTCGCGGCGCAGCAGTGCCGCCCCCTCTGGCTGACGCGTGCTTCTGCTGCAACGCCCGGTGCTTGGCGACCGCAACGCTGGCCGCGCCTACCTTCTTCATCGCGTCGGCGTGGGACTTCATCTGCTCGATCCCGCTCTTCAGGGCGGCGTCGATCTGGCTGTGCCCCGCGCTTGATGGTTGCGTAGCCATGCCAGCCTCACTTCACGGAAACGCGTTTATGTGCGCGCCCCTTGCTCTTCCCCTTCTTTTTCCGGCGCTTTCCAGAGGCCATTGCCGAGGCCTTTTTCAGGAAGCCGGTGGAGTGTTCCTCGGCTTCCATCTCCGGGGTCTCGTCTTCTTCCTTCATCGCCTTCTTCGACATGATTCCCTCACTTTTTGGTCACGCGCTTGCGCGGCGACGTCCAGAGCTTTCTTCGCCATCGCCCGTCTCCTAACTCAAACGCCCCTGCGAGAGGGACTCCCGCAAGGGCGTTTGCCTGTGTCTCCACCGGGAGGGTCGAGACCTCGTTGTGGCCCTAGTATTGGCCGCAAAGTCCGCCGATCTGTAGCTGCTCCGCCGACAGGGGTACGCCTGCCCCGACCTGCGCGTTGGTAGCCGCCACGTACCACACCAGCACCCATTTCTGCCGCGCCCCCACGCCGCTCGATACGGCCCGCACATAGTAGGTGCCGCTGACCGAGGTAGCGCCGCCCAGCGCGTCGATGTAGTAATTCGGCATCGGCAACGTAAACGGATCGCCCCCCGTTCCCGCAGCGGGCGCGGTCGCCGCCACAAATTGGACGTAAGATGCGGGACCGTTGCCGAAGCCCGCAAACGTGGCTCGCTTGCCGACAAAATCGGGATAGCCCTTGAGCAGTGTCAGTTGCATGTCGGCTCCTTCAATTAGTCCTGCTTCATCGGTCCATCGAGATAAGCCTTGAACAGCCCCGCTATCGGCGCGTCGATGGACTGGCCGATGGTCAGCGGCCCGTAGGTGGCGCTGTCCACGCCCAATCCGCTGGCCGGGACGACATTCACGAAGTTGTTGGCCGTGCCCGCAGCGCTGCCCAGTATCGTGGCCAGACCAAGCTCCTGCACGAAGCCATAGTTCCCCGGCGTGATGGAGTTCAGGAACACCACCGGGCACACCGCAGTCTTGGAGGCGGTGGCCTGATCGGAACTGGTCACGCGGTTGGGCGTGGAGTTCAACTCCAGCGCTACCACCGCGCCCGTCAGGCCGGTGATCACCGCCGCGATCTGCGCATTGGTAATAGCGGGGGTTGCGGTGTAACCAGCGCCGCCCTGCGCCACGCTGATGGCCGCGATGCCGCCGGGGGACGGAGCGATGGTGATCGAAAGGACCGCGCCGTTGCCGTTGCCCGAGTTAATCGGAACCGGCACGCTGTAGGTGCCCGCTGTTCCGCCTGTTCCCGGCGTGGTGGCTACCGCGCCCTGCACGAACGCGCCGGAGCGAAGGAAACCGATGGTGCCGGTCTTGACGTTGGCCACAGTTGCGCCCGAGTCCACGTTGACCAAGCGGTAGCGGCCATGGTGCAGCAGTCCGACGCTCAGCGTCGAAGCACTGTTGGCCTCTTGCTCTGTGGTGTCGAAGTAGTCGCCTAGACCGAGTCCACCGGCAGGAAAGTCTTGTCCTGTGCGCAAATCCTGAATTCCGGACGCCGTCAGGAAGTTGGCGTTATTGATCGCCAACCAAGTTGGGAGTATCTGCTGCTGCGGCATGGACAATCTCCTTAAAAAGCTCTTTACCGGTGACGCAAGTACCGCCTAAGTCGGTTAGGATGTGAAACTAAAGGCGTAGCAATTGTGACGAGGTTGGGTATTGTAGAGGTTGATTCCCAGCCTCATGAACAGTGCGTCGACGCTCACGTTGTTGGGCATGGGCGCGCGGCGCAGGCCGAAGTTCCAGCCCTTCTTGTTGGTGGGCCTGATCTTGAAGCTCTCCGGCTCCAAGAAATAGAGAACTTCACCGGGCGCAATTGCGGTGTTCGAAGGCAGATTCGAGCCGGTCGGAGAAACCGCTACCGGTGCTCCCGTTGTCGGGTTGGTGAACTGCGGCGTCATGAAGGTCTGCACCGTGGTGCTCGATCCCACCCCGTCCACCAAGCTGGCATTGCCCTGACCGCCGCCAGCACCGGCACCGAGAGCGATGTAGTTCTGGGCCTGCGCCGAGGGAGCCAGCGGATCAGCGTAGATGTCCACGCCGTTGAAATTCAGCCCGTCCCACTTGATGTCGTGACGAGTATTCGAGATGTCGCGGCGCTGGGCGTCGAGAGCGATGGCCACAGCCTTGAAGCCGAACACGTTGGTGATGCCCAGCGAAGGACTGCCGCCGGTCACCTTGCACTGCGACCACAACTGCATCAGGACCGCAAAGTCGATCTGGCCGGTGCCGCCTGACGGGGTGCCGCAGTAGATCGGCGTCGAGTTCAGCGCGATGCCCACGTTGCCGTTGCGCTGCTGTCCGCCGTAGGACTTGTAGATGTTGCCGTAAACAGACGGATCGATGGCGTTGTTCAGGGCCTCATCCAGACCGTTGATGGTCTTGCTCCGGTTGTCGGTGACCGTGGCCGACGCCGCTTGTCCGTGCCGGAACGAGTCCATCTCCTGCATGGTGTTCATGGTCAGGACGAGGTTTTCCATATATAGCTGGTACTCGTCCACGATCTTGGAGGGGCCGGAGTTGATTACTCCGCCGGTGCCGGAACCGTCGTCCATCTCCCAGTCGTCGAGCGGATACCATGTGGCATACGCCTTGGGCAGAAATTTAATTCCGGTGTTGATCTGCTGGCGGGTGACCGTGATGGTCTGGCCGGGATTGACAGCCGCGCCCTGCGTGCGACCGTACAGGATGCCTTCCATCATGCCCGCGCCGCCGAGGAACTCGTCCCATACACCAGCGCGCCGCAGCTTCGCTTGGAAGGGAGTACCAACAAAAAGGTTATTGAAGACGACGTTCCTGCGCACAGACTCCAAATTGCTGCTATCTATCTCATTATAAAGGGGATCGGTCGGCATGGCTCATCTCTCCTTCGGCAGAAATCAGGCTGTCTGTGAAATGGGAACCACATTCAAGCTCTGCTTTTCTTGTTCAGGTAATACTCGTGCTGGTACTGACGGCTTCCCAGCGGCCCACGCAATATCAAGCGCAGACGGAACCTTAACGGCGTCCAGTTCCGGGTTGTTGGGCCGCGTGTAGAGAGCCATGGTTTTCCTACGCGTTCGCGTTCGTTTCTATGTCAGAGCGAATCATTTGCGATGTCAGCGCCCTGCGCTGCTGGTCGTTGAGGCCGAGTGGGTCAGGCAGGACGCCGTCCTTCACTGCCTTGGCCACGCTGTTCATCTGCGGGCTTGCCTGTGGCCTGCGCACGTCCGGGTTCGAACCGGCGCGCTCGTAAATCTCGCGTTCCCTGCTGGCCAAATCCTTCTTGAACTGCTCCGCCTGATCCTTCAGCCGCTGCTCCAGAGGGGCCGTGGCTTCGGCGACGATCTTGTCGCGGCTCGCCTTGTCCTCTTCCTCGCGCATCTGCTGGCGGCGCTGATCCCAGTTGAAGGTGCGGGCCGCATAGGTCTTGGGGTCGAGCTTCTGCAAGTCCGCCTGCCGGACAAGTTCGGTCGGAGAGATCGGCAAGGGGTGCCCGAATAACTTCTGGTGCTCCCACTGGATGTCGGTGAGTACGCCCACCGCGTCGCCCGCCCGCTCGTAGACCTTGTTCACATCGAAGAACTGGGGAGAGCCGGGAGTGCCGCCGGGTGCATTGGCCACGTAACGGCCTTGTCCATCGCGGGGTGGGGTGACGGGCGGCGCGAACCTGCTGGCGTCGAAGCCGGGGGCCTCAGCGGGGATAAAGCCAGTCTTCTTGGCCTCCTCGGCCTGCGTGCGGTAGAAGGCCGCTTCCGCCGCGACCCGCGCTTTCTCGTTTTCGATCCGCGACTTCTCTTCTTCCCAGTTGGCCAGCGAGGGCGCGATGCGGTTTTCGTAAAAGTCAATATTGGAACGCTGCGCGAGTTCGGCTGCGTCCTGCGCGGTCTTGGCCTCCTGCCGCTCCCGCTCCGCCGTGGACAGCACTTCACTGAAGACGGTGATGGCGCGCTGATCCAGCGCGCCGATCTGGTCGTTGGTAAATCCGCTTTGTCTCAGAACATCTTCAACGGTTGGCATCTTTTTTATCTCTCCCGGAGTTCACAGGTGGTTGGGGTTAGTACTGGGGCTGCTGCCCCAGCGGCGTGGGTTGTTGCGGCGTGATCATGGATTGCTGCATGTCCCGGATTCCCTCGCGCACCTTCTGCGCGCCAGCCGCGAGGCGGGGATCGGCGGAGGCCATCTGCTCGGCCACCTTCGACCACTTGGCGAGAAGTATCTGGATAGGATTTGCGGGGGCTTGGGATGGGGCCTGCTGCCCCTGATCGGGCTGCTGCTGGCCTTGATCTGGCGAGGGAGGGGGAGCGCCACCGCCCTGAGGGGGCGGAGCGCCTCCCTGTCCCTGATCGGGTGTCGGCATGCCTGTTGTAGCCATCGATCAACCTCTACGACTCGGTGACTGCGGTTAGGCCTTGATAGCCGACTTCTTGCTACCACGGTGCTTGCGGGTGCGCTTGCGGGCTTTCTTCAGGTGGGCAACTGCGGAGTGACGGCGTTTTGCCATGACAGACTCCTTCTTTTGGTGTGGGCTGGGTCAAAATAAAAATGGCCCCAGCGTTTCGCCAGAGCCACGACCTTTCCCAGTACGCACCGGGGAGTCTGCATCTCAATTTATCTGCATAGAAAACTAAGCCCAATCTTTCCTTGCCGTCAAGATTTATTTTTAGCAGAATCTTCAACTTGACTTAGCTCTCCGGGGGAGTATGGAAGTTAGGCGCATGTTAGGCGCAGTTACTTACTGGTGGTGTCCGTTGCTCTCTGCGCCGACGACCTTGTTCGCTACGCCCACGGCTTCCCTTACCCTGTCGGCAACCGCGCCGCGAATCTTTGTTCTCTGTTCGATGTTGATTCCGTACAGTCCGCCGTCGCTGTACACGGCGATGATCTTGCCCGAACCTTTCGACACTCTCATCAGGTAGTCAAGCTCGCTCAGCGTCTCCGCCTGCTTCTGCCGATCCGGGGGCAGTTCGACACTGACCTCCGTAAGCAGGTAGTCGTTTTGCGTCTTAAGCTGTACCGGCATTTATCGCCTGCCTCTCCTGATCGCCTTGCTCCGGAGCACGTGCTGCTCACGGCCTAGCTTTCCTTCACAACCGTTCTGGGTTCACCCCCGGCAGCGCCCTTGGTCCCGAGGCGTGGCGCTCGCTGCGCACTCGATGGCCTGCCGCCCTGACCGCCTCCCCCGCCGCCACCCTTGCCGCCCTTGCCGCCGCCGCCCTGATCGCCGCCCATCATAGCCTGCGGGTCGATACCCATTTCCTTGAGCTTCTGCATGATGGCGATCTGCTCCATCATCTTCATCTCCTGCAGCTTCGCGTCTTCCTTGAAACTGTCGGTGATCTCTTTCTCCGGGTTCGCGATGTCCATGCTCTTGAACACCGTGAGCCACGAGATCGGAGCGCCGCCGCGCTTCAATTGCAGCATCATCAGTTGCTGCTGCATCTGCGTGATCTTCAGAAGCGTCGACGGCACGGAGATGAGGCGGATGTTGCGGGCGAACCATCTGGCCCGGTCAAGCTGCGGATACACGGACTCGATCCTATGGGGGAAATTGCCGTTCACCATCTCGTCCGGCATGTGGCTGGGGACGAGCTTGTCGGGATCGTAGTCGAAGACCTCCGGGGCCACGTTCTCCGGTCCCACGTATTCCATGATCCGGCGCACATTGAACCACTGGAGGATGAGGAATTTCATCCTGAAGCCGACCGCCTTGTTGCTGCGCTCGATGCGGGACGCGATGCCCTTGGCGATAGGGCCAATCGACTCCAGCATCTTATCGGCGGTGTCGTTGGCGATGTTCATTTTCATGTTCTGGAGATTGCCCAGATCGGTCAGGCCAAGCTGGCTCTGCTTGCACTCCTTCAGGTACTTCAGGAACGTAAAGTGCTCAGTGGCCACCTTCACGCTCTCGGGCAGCACCGACTGCAGCGTCTCCCGTGGCTTGCCGTCCACGCCCACCCGAACGTCTTCTTCGAAGATGTCGAAGTGTTCGATCTTCGGGCCACCGGTCTCCATGTTGTTGTAGCCCAGCGGCGGGTTGAGGGTGACGGTGATGACCGCGTCCATCTTGCGCTCGATCTTGCGGGTGGTGGTTTCGATGCTGGAAACGTCGCCCACCAGCGAGCGGCCCAGCGGCTCCCATGCCCAGTCGTCCACGGTGTACTGGATCACGGGAATCTTCGAGTCCCAGTCGAAGGCGGGGCCGTCGTACATCGGCTTGTCCATGCCCGTGGAAGTAATGATGCAACGCAGGTTGGGATACACCCGGCAGTCTTCCGGCGCGGCGGTGCGCATGTACGGCTGACCGTTGACCACGCCGCCCACGATATCCTGACCGACGAACGGAACCTTGTAGAACCACGTTGTTCCCATGTCGCCCATGGGAAGCGCGTAGCCGGTGGTGTTGATACGCATATCGCGGACGAACGTCCAGCGGATTTCAGCATACAGATCGCCGAAGCTTCTGCCCTGCTGCCCGTACCTCGTCCGCTCCGCGAAGTCCAAGCGGCGGGCCTGCAGGCGGGTGCTGAAGTTGCGCGGACCGACCGTCTGGATGTCGCCCTGAAACAGCGGGAACCTCGCGCTGGCCTCGGCGATGGGCATATAGTCGTACACCGTCACCGCGTACGCATCCTGCACGTCGTTACTGCGCGGCGGTATCTGCACCGGGACCACATCCAGAAGACCCAGCGCGTCGAACTCCATCTTCCTCTCGCCGAAACCGTACTCATCGGCGCGCACCTTGGGCCACAGGTAGCCGATGCCCATCACGCTGGCATACTGGAGCACCTTGAGGATTTGGAAGGGAAAGTCGGATTCGTGGTAGAGGGCCTTGGACACCTTGGTCAGCATGTCGGCCATCTGTTTAAATCCGGGGAAGTCGGAGCCGTACCCGGCGATCTCGCGCACCTGCGCCAGCGTCTCGCAGAATTTACGGATGTCGTACTTTAGCTCGTTGGTGACCAGCTTCGACTTGGTGTTGTCGCGGAAGGTGGCGTTGAATACGCGCAGGTTGGAGGCCCAGTCCTTATAGCATTGCTGGCCTTCGAGAAAGCCTTCGCCCTCCTGAATCTGTTCCTCCACCCAGCCGAAGATGACGCTCGGGTGCGACTCGAATTTGGGCGCAGCCCAGTAGATTCGGTCTGTGGCCGAACTTACGTGCTGGGTGCTTTCGAGGATTACCGCCACAAGCTACGGTCCAGTTCTCTCCCGGAAAGCCCGCTCCCACGGGGTCGACTTGCGCCTAAACGTACAACGGGCTGAACACCCGTCGCAATTTAAATCTCAATGGCCTCGTTCAAAAGCCTCGCTGTGCAGGTAGCTGATCCGCTTCGAGCGCGTCTTGTCCGGCTTCTTGTCGTAACTCTCCAGATGGAGGCGCAGAAAGTCGCGGTTTTTGTTGTTGCGGGCATTGGCCATCAGGTGCTGAATATGGGAGCGCAGGTTTTTGCGGATCGGGCCTTCTATGCGTTCCCGCTCTTCATCTTTGGCCTCTTCCCTGACCTGTTCCTGCTCTCTCATCCGCCGCGACCAGAACTCGGCCTGCAAAGCGGTGGCGCAGACGATCCTCTCCATGCCGAACGGCGCGGGGAACGGCTCCGGCAGGCCCATGTAAAGCTGCATGTTTCGGTCCTGCCAAAAGCAGATTTTTGTTTTTAGCTGCGCGTTCATGCCCTTCTCCCCTCATCACCCCACACCCCCACCGACACCTGCGTTGCGCTGCACGCCGCCCTGTAGGCCGCGTGCCTCTTGGTCGGCAGCGGATAGCGCTTCTGTGCCCGGTCGGTCAGCACGTCCATGTCATGCGCGGTGAAATAGGATTGCGCTGCCGCCCTCACCCGGTCGTCGAACCTGTCCCGAGCGTGCTCCATCTTCGACTTCTTTGCGCCGTCGTGCCGCTCCAGCGTGCGCAACTCCTCGATCAGCCATTTCGACCGTGGCTCATACCACCCGCCGTTGACGGCCTCGACAAAGCGGGTCATCAGGATCGGAACCGACCACACGTTGGAGTACCAGCCTTCCTTGCGGCTGGAGTCATCCTTGATCTTTTTGGAGTCGTAGCGGCGCGGGACGTGGTGGTTGAAGAAGCCCATCATCTTCAACTGGTGCTGGCAGGTGTCTCCCGGCCCCTGAATTTGCTCGATGCAGTACTTCATCCCCCGTGCGCCCGGACACGCAGGCCCGTAGAGCGCCCCCACGCAGGCCGCGAAGGCCACGATCTGGGCGGAGTTGATCCGGTTCGACGTAAGCTCGGCTACCTGCTGGTCGCAATCGGCCCCGAAGCGGTTGCGGGTAACCGAAAGGCAGGAACGCTCCTCGTCTTCCTTGCCCAGCCCGTCCGCCGTATCGATCCCGCAGGAGTAGCGCTGCCCTTTCTTCGGCCACTCGTAGATCAGCAAGTAGTCCATGGTGTTGCGCTCGTTCTCTTCGTCGGACCACAGCAGCGGGATCATGTTCCACTCGTAGTGCTGCCCGCGATAGGAGTCCCACTCCACGCGCACCACATCCTTGTCCCAGTTGATGCGGTCCTCGGGCGGATAAAAGACCTCGTCGACGTCGTGGCCGGTGACCGCGTACATTTCAACCGGCTGCTTGCGAACCCGCTGCGTAGTGCCGGTGACGACTTCGTAGATGCGCTCCTCGACCTCCGCCAGCACTTCGGGGTTGAAGACACTATCGTGGACGCCGGTCAGGGCCTCGTAGTCGTCGGCGGGCATCTGCGCGGCCCACGTTCTCTGCGTGTGGTTCTTGCACGCCGAGTCGTAGTTGAATTGCCAGAACCACTTCTGCTCCACCGGCATGTGCCAGTCGGCCCCGGCGATCTTGGCCAGATAGGGCGTATTGCGGATGTACGACTCACATTTGACCACGTGTTTGCGTGTGATTTCGTGCATCTGGCGGCTCTCGAAGTCGGCGGGCACCGGGAACTTTCTGATCCAGTCCGGCTCCGGATAGATGTCGGGGCACATGGGCCACGGAATAAAACGCGGACACAGGCGGGACAGCCCCTTGGGAAAGTCCACCTTCGACGCTCTCCACGTATCCGCCTGCCACCCGGTGTTGCCGCCGCCGGTTCCCTCCAGAACCATGAACAGGTTCCGCGATGAGTGCGCGGCGCGAAACAGGCCTTCCTCGATGGTCACCTTAGGGTTGGGGATATCGGCAAGCTCGGAAATATGGATCAAGGTTGGCGTCCAGCCCTGCGCGAGACCGGTGGCCTGCATGCCCGACTGGATGGAAAGAATGGAGCCGTTGTCGAAGGAGCGCTTGGGCATGCGGCGCGGCACCAGCCACCACGGACAGCGGTTATACGCGGTATCGAGGATGCGCCCGATCAGTTCCGACTTTTCCTTCATCACCGACGCCATCACCGCCTGCGTGTGGGGGATGAACATCAGGCGGTGAATAAATTTCAGCGCCACCTTGGTGGAGATGCCTACCTGCCGCGCCTTCAGGATCAGCAGTTCGATGGACACCTCGCGCTCATCGAATTCGGCGATGATGGAGTCGAAGATGTCCTGCGATATGCGGTTGGCGAATTTAAATATCTGCCCTTTTTCGTCGCAGACCCACGCGTAGTTCTTTTCCCAGTAGTTGCTGTCCAGCCCGCAGAGAACCTGCTCGTTCTCCACCCAGCGGGCGATGTCCCTCTGGCGCTGGGTGGAGAGCCGGTGTTTTATTTCCTCGCGCAGATCGATATAGCTGGTCTTGGAGTTGGACTCGATCTTGGTGAGCGAACCGATGTACTCGCTGAACTCGCGCACCTCTTCGTAGGTATGATAGCGAGGCATCCATCGCTCCCGCGCTTCAAACTCTTCCAAGTGGCGGATTATGGTCTTTTCTGAATACATGGCCGCAAATAGAAATGGCTCCGGCGTTGTCGCCGGAGCCATCGCCTGTCCCCTCGGGTAAAGAGGGGGAGCATGTGTCCCCTATCGAATTGAAGTTAAGCCCGGTTTCCGTTGAGCGTCAAGAATTTACTGAGACTTGGGCGGCTGGCCGGAGGGCAGCATCCGCTGCCGGATGGCGGTCAGCTTCTCCTG